CTCCACAGGAGCCGTTGCGGCCGAGGCCGGTGGCGCCACGGGCGCCCTAGCGGCCCTGCGAGGCGGCTTCTCGCTGTTGGCTGGGCCGGTCGGCATCTTCCTCGCGGTCGGCACCGCGGCCTCTCTAGTAATCGGGCACTTCGCCTCGGCTGGGCACCAATCACTCGGCAGCTTGGTCAGTCTCGCTGGCGGCATCCGGAACGCGAACAAGGCACAGGAACAGTTCACCGCGGCGTACCGGATAGGAGCGCGCACCATCGGCGACACCGGCTCGGCGCAGCTCCACGCTAATATGACCGTGCGAGATGCCAAGCAGGCGCTCGACGGCGCGCGCAGGGGGACAGCCGATTACTCGTCGAAGCTGCTTGCTTATCGTGACGCACTCCGCGGCCAGCAGGGTGCGCAGCAGAGCTGGATCAGCCAGAGCAAGCAGATGCGCCAGGCCGCGCTCGGGCAGGTCGACTCAGCACGCCGGCAGCTCGACGGCTTCTTGAAGGCCACCGCAGGGATGAAGCTGAACGGCGCGCAGCAGCAGGCTCTCGCGGCCTTCCAGCAGAACTACTCGAACCAGCTTGACCGCCAGGCCGCCTCCGAGCTGAACCTCGGCCGCGCGCGCCGCGGGCAGGTCGCGGTCATCGGGGCGCAGGAGGCCGCGCTGGGCAAGCTCGCGCGCACCGCCGGGGGTGCCAACATCGCGCGCACCATCTCCACGAGGTTCGAGGCACCGAAGGACGTGGGCAACGTCGCAGCGGCGGCCTCGCGCGCGCTTCAGGCGGGTGTGCGGCCGGCTTCGGTGAAGGTGGCTGCCAGCACAGGCTCCGCGGTCGCGGACATTCGTGCGCTGAACGCGCTCGTGCTGCGCGAAAAGCGGTTGCGTGTAACGGAGTCCGGCGTCGCGGGCGTCATCGGCCGCCTCGGGACGGTCGTCGGGCTGAAGCTGCCGACCAAGACGCAGCGTGTCGTCGCTGCTGGGATCGGCGCCACGCTCGCCGGCATTCAGACCGTCGTGGCGAAGCGGGTGCCGCCGAAGACGGCCACGGTGACAGCGAACGTCGGCCAGGCCCTCTCGGGCATCAGCTCCGTCATTTCGCTCATGGCCGGCATCCAGAGCGTGACGCGGACCATCACCATCCTGACCAAGCATGTTGGCAAGGCGCAGGGGGGCATCAACTTCGCCACCGGCGGACCAACCCCCGACAAGATCACAGCCGCCAGCGCGCGCGCAAACCAAGTCCCCGTGGCGCGGGCTCAGGGCAAGTTTTCGCGTCCGACGTTCCTGGTCGGCGAGGAAGACAAGCCCGAGTTCGTCATCGCCACCAACCCGGCCTACCGCGCCGACAACCTGCGCTACCTCGGAATGGCAGCCGATGCGCTCGGCGTTCAGATGGCGGCCAGGGGTTACGACGGCAGCCGCGGCGGCAATCCCAACCAACTTATTGGCAAGGTTCCCGCTAAGTATTTCTATGCTGGCGTCGACGTTGCTGGGGTCCAAACGCTGACTGACAATCTAGGGCAGCGGACCCGCACAAAAAAGCATCCGAAGGGCAGTGCTCAGTATCAGCGCATGGTGCATAACCTTCATCAGTTGAAGATCGCGCAGGGCCGCATCGAAGGACTCAACATAGACCAAGAAACCAACCGTCAGCTTATGGAAAACGACGCTCACCGGGGCCCCCGTGGTGACTTCAGAAGCTGGAAAAAACACCTACTCAAGCGCGGCGGCGCCATCACGAGCCTTATTGGACACCTGAGGAAGGCGATCAAGTTCGCCCCTCCGGGTATATATACAAAGCAGCTTGAAAGCCAGCTAGCGGTGGCGAGGGGCGTACAGGGCGACATGGCGGGCACCCAGTTTCAAGAGGCTGGCACCGCCCCGCAGTCCCTCGACGACTTCATCAAACGCGACGTGCGTCTTTCCGGCGCGCTGCCGGGCTTGAAGCTCGCGCTGGCGAAGGCCGGCTCTACGGAGACCCCGGACGACGACATAGCGGCCCACAAGGCCCTGGCTGATTTCTACCGGGATCAGGTCATCCCCAGCATCCACAACACCGGGAACGATACGGAACTACTGACCGAAGCCTACGACGCGCTGAGCCAAGAACTCCCTAGTGGCTCCGGCGGCGCCGGGGCCGGGAGCGCCGACCTACAGGCGCAGCTTGACCAGGCCAACTCGAACCTCGCCATCGCGCGCGGCGAGGCTGCAACGAACGCGGCCTACGCGATGGTGGCCGGCGGCCCCGGCGACATTGGCACAGGCGTCTACCACTCAGCGCGCGCGGCCGCGGAGGCTGGGCCCTCCATTCAGTTCAATATCCAGACGCTTCACCCCGGCGACCCTGGCACGCTGCGCGCCATCGGAGACGCGGCCGCCAGCGGCTTCGGCTATCAGGGCGCGCGCCGGAACCCGCGGCTGAAGACGGGGCTGTAATGGCGGATCGCGCGCGCATCGGTAGCTTCAGCCCCGGCGGCCGGTTCATCACGGAGCTGGACGTGAACGACGGCACCACCTACGCCTTCATCCGGGACACGTTCACGGTCCACGCGCCCCAGCGTAACCAGGCGATGGCGGCCAGCGACCGGCGCTACGGGGGCGCGCGCGTGGTGGGGGAGACGCACGACAACGGTGCCATCGACGCTGAGTGGTACGTGCGCGGAATCAGCACCGACAACATGATGGCGCAAGCGAGCACGCTCCTAGCGGCGCTCGAGGCCGTGGGGCCGGGGCGCTTCCTCGAAATCCGCCCGGACGGTGGCACGAAGTCGGTCTACTACGAGCTGCGTGGTCCCTCGAAGTGGGACCCCAAGTGGCGCTGGATCACCCAGCAGCAGCAGAGCGTCCTCGACCTGACAGCGACGTTCCCGGTCGGGCCTTTGGCACGCGGCGACAAGATGGACATTCTCGACGACTTCTCGCCGGTGGGCTCAGTGATCGGCACTAACCTTATTCCGAACCCGAGCTTCGAGGTAGGCACCGTAGGGTGGGAGATTTATGCCAACGGGTCGCTAGCGCAGTCTAACGCCGTTCCGGGATTCTCGGGCGGCTGGTGTCTTGCATGGACGAACGGTGGAGTGGCAAGTTCAGAAGGGGGAATCTCCAACCAAGCGCACTTTCAGTCGGTCGCGCCTGGAGAGACGATCAGCGTTGCAGCGTACACTCGTGCGGCTACAGTCGCGCGGACTGCTTTCATGATTATCGGCTGGACAGACGCCGCTGGCAACTTCCTTTCAAGCAGCTTTGGTTC